ATGGATGAAAAGAGACAAAAAAAAGAAATGGATTTAGAAGTAAATTCCTTTGTTCCTTTATATCAACAACTATATGACAACATAAAAAAACAAATAGCATCTGGCATATATAAACCAGGAGATAAACTTCCATCTGAAGGAGACTTATGTAAAGAATTTAATATAAGTCGTATAACTGTGAGAAATACGACTTTTTTATATAAAATAGCAAAATAACAGTGTTTGAGCAAAAAAAAAGAATGTTTTTTATCGTTTTGCCACCTGTTTGCCACCATAACTTTTTTCGGTGGCAAATTATTGTAAAATGCCCTCCAAAATATCTATTGTTTCACTTTCCATTTTACTTGTAACATGTGAATATGTGTCCATAGTGGTTGATAATTGACTATGACCTAATCTTTGTTGTATATATTTTACATTAGCTCCATTTTCTAATAATAATGTGGCATGTGTATGTCGCAAGCAATGAAAATTAAAGTTAATATTTAGTTTCTTGTTAATAGTTCTTATAGCAGCGTCAATATTGTTGTGATTTACAAATGAGCCATCTTTTTTTCTACAAACCCAATCATACTCAGTTTCTTTATACCATTTTCCAATTTTAATTTTTTGTTTTTTTTGATTCAATTTTTCCTCTTTTAATATCCTAGACAAAGTATCACCTATTTTAATATCTCTTATTGATGTTTTTGTCTTAGGTGATGCTAATTCAAATTCTGAAACTTTTCTCTTTATTAAATTTTTTCTAACTTTGATTATATTATTATCTAAATCAACATTATCCCAACAAAGACCTAATATTTCTCCTTTTCTCATGCCTGTATGAAACCCTATAAGTAGAGGAATATAGATATTTGTATTTTTAGGATATATTTCTAGTATTTTATTGAACTCATCTAGTGTTATAGTCTTGTTATCTGACTCATTTTTTACCTTTAAAACATTTTTTGGTATACTGGCATATTGAACAGGATTTTCCTTAATGAGTTTGTAAGGGTAAACAGCAGATTTTAAAGCAGCATTTAATACAACATAAATCGCTTTTAAAACTCCTTTTGTGTAGTGTTTTTCTTCTCCGTTTTGTGTGTATGTCTCTTTTGATTTATTATTTAAAAATTCTTGAATAATAGCTGGATTTATAGATTTTAGCTTACATTTACCAAGTCTAGGTTCTATATGATTTTCAATTAAATTTCTATAACTTTCCTGAGTATTGTATTTGCAATTAAGAAGTACATACTCTTTGTACCAAAAGTTAAGATAGTCTGATAAACTCATATTTGTTTCATCAAACACTATACCAGCATTTTCATATTCATTTATTGCATCACGGAGCGATTTTTCAGCTTCTTTCTTAGTGTTTCCACCAACTCTTTCTACCTTTTTTCTCTTGCCATCTACTATACCTGCATCAAAGTAGTAATACCACTTCTTTCCACGTTTTCTTACGCCGCCTTTCATAAAATCTCTCCTCTCAAAAGCTTTTTTTATGTAATTATATAATAACATATATCAATTTAAATAAAATAAATAAAAAAGACTATAAGAAACAAAGTTTTATGTTTATAATTAATAGTCTTTTTTATTTAGATACATATTTAATGTTTTTTATCACGTGATTCCAGCACTTTTTCTGCCAAATAAACAACTATTTTTTCATACTCAATATCAGTTTCTAAAGAAAAGTCAACAATAGCAGGTATCGTCATATCTCCTGCATATTTATTACCTAACCAATTTTCAATTAATTCCAATTCTTCTTTGCTTAATTCAAATTTTTTCTTTTTATTAAAACTTAAGTTCAATTTATTCACCTCAAATAATATTATATATTAAAAATAGTATTTGATAGAAACATTCGAATTATTTATGTAATTTTCTTTTTTTAATATATTCATCAGCAAAATAATTTACTAAATATTTTTCCTCCAATCCTAAAGCTATTTCTAATTCAATAAGAGCAGGGATAGTTAAATCTTTATTCTCATTATTTTCCAACCTAGAAATTTGACTTCTGTGGCAACCAACTCTTTTTGCTAACTCTATTTGTGTTAATTTCTTCTTTTTTCGTAACTCTTTTAACATATATTTAACCTACCTTTTAGATAATTTTATATATGTTAGTTTGTGTAATTTCTTGTAATAAATGTGCAATATTCGCACACTTTTTGTTGGAAATTTGTGCTAGAATGTAGTTAAGAAATAACTTTATCTAGATAAAGCAAAAATAATAGAAGCTATAAAATATAATAATATTTTACAGTTATTTTATAGTTTTAAGCTTTGAAAAAGAGGTGGTTGTAACTATTTTTAAGAACGTATGTTTCGTGGAATTAATAAATAAAATATTTTATAGGGGATGATATATTTGAATAAGACGAAATATTATGATATTTTAAAGTTAAACTTATTAATGAAAAAGTTGAAAGAATTGGATAAAAATAAAATCAATGAATATAAAATAAAAGTGAAAGAAATACATAAAATCAATAAAAAAGAGGAATGATTCCTCTTTTTTATTATATTCATTTTCAGAAATAAACTATTTTTTATTTTTTTCGTCTAGTAAAAATAATTCTGCAACTTTTAATGCTTTTTCTCTTGCGTCTGGGCTTAGCTCGCTAAATATATTAAAAACTTCTTTCATATCTTCGTCAAGATACATATTCTCAATAAGCTCCTTTTCTGTTTTAAAATTTTCAGCATCATAATCTTTTTCGTTTTTATTTATAAATAAGCTATTTCTAACATCAGTTCTTCCTAATAAATAATCTGTAGACACATCAAAATAGTTTGCATATTCTTCTATTGTACTTTTCTTAGGTTCTCTTAAACCATTTTCTATCCTTGATAGTGTAGATTTGTTTATATGTAAATCCTCGCTTAATTTGTCTAGCGAGATGCCTTTTTCTTCTCTCAATTCTTTTATCCTATTCAATTTGCACAACCCCTTTTTATATTAATTCCAAAATAGCAACTTTTATTTATATTATAGCAACAAAATTAATTATTACAATTTTTTTTGCTAAAAAAGCAACAAAAGTATTGACTATAATCACAAAACTTGATATTATATAAATATGAAGTTGCCAAAATAGCAAAAAGGAAGTGATTTAATGTACTTAAATAGATTAGAAGGATTGATGAAGGAAAATAGACACACCCAAAAAAATGTGGCAGATATATTAGGTCTTAGCTCATATGGTTTTAGATTAAAATTAAAAGGAAAAAACGAATTTAAAGCAAGTGAAATAAAAAAGATATCTAAATTATATAATGTATCTGCGGATTATTTTTTTTCAGATGAAGTTGCTAAAATAGCAATAAAAGAAGAAAGGGGCAATAAATAATGAAGAATCTAACCATAATCAAGCAAAATAATCAATTTTTAGTTGAAAGTAGAGAAGTAGCAGAATTAATAGAAAAGAAGCACGATAATTTATTAAGAGATATAAGAGGATACAAGAAGATTTTAGAGGACTCATCAAATTTGAAGAGTCAAGATTTCTTCATAGAAAGTACTTATATAAATACTCAAAATAAAATTCAACCTTGCTACTTATTAACTAAAAAAGGTTGTGACATGGTAGCTAACAAAATGACAGGAGAAAAAGGGATTATATTTACAGCGATTTATGTAACTAAGTTTGAAGAAATGGAGCGAGAGTTAAAAGAACAGCAACCTAAACTACCAACTACGTACAAAGAAGCATTGCAACAGTTATTAATAGAAGTTGAAGAAAAAGAGCAATTACAATTAGAAAATCAAGAAAAAGATAAGGTAATCCAGTTACAACAACCAAAAGTACTGTTTGCTGATTCGGTAGCATCTTCTGACAATTCAATCCTAATTGGAGAATTAGCAAAATTGCTTAGACAAAATGGAATTGATACAGGACAAAATAGATTATTTGACTGGTTAAGAAATAATGGTTACTTAATAAAACGTAAAGGTGAGGATTACAATACACCAACTCAAAAAAGTGTAGATTTAGGAGTTATAGAAACAAAAGAAGGTACAAGAGTACATCCAGATGGTCATACAAGTATTACTAAAACACCTAAGATTACTGGTAAGGGACAAATATACTTTATTAATAAGTTTAAAAAGAACAATCAAATATCAATGTTAGGTTAAAGATTAATAGCACTTTGAAAACTAAATACAGAATATTTTGAAAAGGAAGTGATTACATGAGTAATAAAAAGAAATATACTTTGAGTATTACAGAAGAATTATATAATAAATGCAAAGAAAAAGCTAATCAAAAAGGTATGTCAGTAAATGAGTACATACTATTAGTGATTAGCAAGAATTTAAAAAATATTTAATTTTTATTAACTTAAACATTAATTTTGCCATTTATTTTTTCATAACTTTCAACATGTTTTTTAATTAATTGTTCTATTTCTTTGTTGGCAGAACGACCTTCACTTTCAGCTATATACTTGATTTTTTCAAGTAGATTGTTATCTATTCTAAGTGTGTATCTCGGTAATTTTGATGGCATAAATATAGCACCCTCCTTAAGTCTAAATGATGTCACTATTATACCACGTAAATTATTTCAAAAAAAGTGTTGACGCAAAGGTGACGCAATGATAATATAATAAACAAGGAGGTGGTTCAAAAGTGACGGCAAAGAAGAGAGTAACTGTTAGAATGCCAGACGAATTAAATGAAGAGCTACATAGACAATCTCAAAGAAAAGGATTAAGTAAAAATGCTTTTATAATAAATATCTTATGGAAAGAATTTGAGGATTTACAGGACTTAAAAGATGAACAGGAGGTTGATAAGTATGAATAACTTACAAATATTTGAAAAGATGGAGTTTGGACAAATAAGAATGGCAGAGATTGATAATAAGCCTTACTTTGTAGGAAAAGATATTGCAAAGTCATTAGGTTATAAAAATACCAATGATGCAATTTTAAGACATTGCAAAGGGGTAGTGAAACACGAGGGGTTTAAAATTAATGGTATTAAGATTGCTTTGATAACTGAGGGTGATGTTTACAGATTAATAGTAGGTTCAAATCTTCCAAACGCAGAAAAGTTTGAGAGTTGGGTATTTGATGAAGTGCTTCCAACTATTCGACAAACTGGTCAATATCAAGCACAACAAAATGTAATAACAGAACTTACAGGAACTATAGGAGATTTAAAAGGAACAATAAAAGAATATAAAAAGTTGTGTAAGATAACATGCTCTAAGAAACAACAGTATTCTAAATACATAAAGAATAGACTGGATATAGACAAAGCTAATAAAGAATACAACCAAGTGAAAGCAAGGCTATTCCTAATTCTCGGAGTGGAGAAATGGGAAGATATAGACTTTGACACATCTAATAATTTAATACAAATTATAGATGATTGTATAAAGGTTATAAAGTCAGAAAGACCATACAAGCAGTTGAGTTATTTTGAGAACTAAATACAGAATATTTTGAAATATATTGTTTTAATTAATTATTAACTAGGAGGTTAAATACATGAAAAATAATACAAGCGATTCAAGAGTAAAATATTTTTGCAAATGTCCATACTGCGGGTTTGATAATGAGGTAGAAGTTAAAAAAGGGTTGAAGCCTAAGATATGTTGCATATGTACAAAAGAAGTTGAGTATGAAAAACTGGAGCAACAAAGTGCTTTGGAAAATACCGAAATTAAAGGAGTGTGTAATCAAATGAAAATTAAAAAATTAGCACTAGCAACAGGAGAAGTATTTGAAAACATAGAGCTCAAAGAATTTGAAAATAAAGGAGAATGCTTACCATCAAATATGGTAAAGGTTATTGATGGTAAGCAGGAACTTCTAATAAATAAAGAGTTCATATTATCATTAGAAGTCAAAAGAAAGACTACTTTTTAGGTCCTTTCTTAGTTTGTGACAGAGCACTACCAGCAACCGATTTGGAAGCAGCACTATATCTTCCGTCTTTAAGAATCTTACTAGCCTTAGAAGCAACAGTTTTACTTGTTTGTTTAGTATTTTTAGCTATAGGTATCACCACCTTTAAATGTATTTATAGGATATATCCTACAAATATAGTATATCAAAGGAGGAAAATAATGGCAATTAATGACAACATAAATAAAATTTTAAAAGATAGAGATTTAAAAGCATGGAAATTAGCAAAAGAAATAGGTGTAGATTCAGGGAATTTATATGCAATTTTAAGAGGAGAAAATAAAAATCCAACTATAGATACATTAATAAAAATAGCCGACTATTTAGACATTACATTAGATGAACTAGTTGGAAGATAAAAATTAAATACAGAATATTTTGAAAAGGAGTGAGTAAATTGGGCAATATATCTAATTTCAATTTAGATAAACAAGAAGATAAAAGTTTTAATGACCTAGATAATATATCAATTTGTTTTTCAGAAGGTATCCGTAAAGTTGTAGAAATGAATTTAAACAACTATAAAAATAAAATCTCAAAGTACTTAAATGAAACTTCGAAAATAGAATTATTAGAACCAAAAGAACTAACAATTGTTATAAGTAAAGGTTATCCCGATTATCTTATGTCTGTTGAAGAAGCAAGTAAAAGATTGAAAATAGATAAAGTATTTGGATATGAGTTAATAAAAAATGGGCTTTTGAAGTCAGTTGATATAGGGGCAACTAAAGTTTCTAGTTATGAATTAGATGATTTTATAACTAGGAATCAAGGAAAAAACATCAAAGAAATGCTTAGAGAAATGAAAGAACTTAGAGAGGGGGTGATTTAATTGGAACTAGTAACATACAGAAACAAGCTTGTTTTACTAAAAGATGGAGAAAAGATTGCAACTATAAGTTTAAAAAGGAAATTTCTCAGCAACAGACTTAAATTAAAAATAAGATAGGAGAGATAAATTGAAAATAATTTATAAAAACAAAGTTTACAAAGTAGAACAAGACAAAAAGTTATTTAGAATTACATACTATGATGAGCAGAGAGGTAGTAAGAAGTTTAATAAAGAGAAGAAAATAAAAAGAAGTGTTTTAACAAGAGATATAGAGTTAGTTAACTTGTATTTACCAGCACATTTAAAAATAAAATAAGCTATAAATAATTAAAGAAAAAGGTGATTAGATGGAAATAGAACAAGCAACAATACGCCTGCCTAGAGAACTTAAAGACAAGCTTCTAAAACAGGCAAAAGTTAAAGGATATACATTAAAAGATATGATAGTTTTTATTCTAAAGGATTATCTTCAAAATATTTCTCAAGAATAAATTCAATTTCTCTACCTATAGAACGCTTATCTTTTTGAGCAAGTTGTTCGATTTTCTCAAAAAGAAGTTTATTAATTCTTAGTGTAAATCTTTTATCCTCTTCACGAGTATAAATATCTTTATTAGACATATTTATCATTCCTCACATAAAATTTGACGTCTTTATGACACTTTAATAATAAAATAATATAAAAGAAAAGTCAACAAAAATGCTTGACGTCAAATATATGACATGGTATTATTAAAACAAGAAGGGAGTTGACGTCAAATATATGACAAATGAAAGAGTTAGATTTACATTTAGATTACCAGCACCATTGCTTGAAAAAATTAAAAATAGAGCATCAATAGAAGGTAGTTCAATGAACTCACTTATATTACACATACTTTGGGATTACATAAAAGAAATAGAAAATAAGGAGGTCAAATAATGGTTGAATTGGTAAAAGAATTTGATTTACAAACAATTAAAGTAGGAAATGCAGTAAAAGTAAATTGCAAAAGATTTGGTTTTGAAATTGATTGTATAGTAGTAGTAGCAACAGAAAAAGAATTAAATTTAGCATACTTTGATGAAGGTAGAGGCTGTATGGAGTATCAAGCCTTAATAACAGAAGATATTCAAGATGGTGATTATGAGATTAAAATTTTATCTTAGGAGGAAATAAAATGGCTGCTTTAATAATGGTAGGTTTATTTGCAATATGTTTAGTAGGATTAGTTCAAAATAGAGATTAAATTAAGGGGGATTAATTATGGAAAGTTTAAAAAGAATAAAAAAAATGGTTCAAAAACAATTAGTTTTAGCTGAATTAGAGATAAACAAAAATAGCAAACTTTATGAGGAACTTGAAAATAAGGATAGAGGTTTAATAGATGATATACACATGAGAGAATATCTAAGAGAAAAAGTTGCATGGGAAAGAGTAAAATATGCTATT